GGGGCGCCCCTTGCGGGGCGTCCCGGGACTGGTTAACCTAACCAGACCCATGCCCACTTCATACGGACCGAGTGGGGATCGGTGTAATACCCTGGATCAAGCTTAGCGTCCATCACACGTAGTGGATGAACGTAAGGGTCCTCCAGGCGACTACCATGTGGTCCTTTCGACTGCAACTCCTTTCTAAGGAGTTCGAACCAGTCAGGTTCGTGCTCTTCGGATGAAGAGCTTGTAAGCGTAAGGACACGGTGTTCAAATCTTTGGAGTTTTGAATTCCATTTTCGTAAGAAATGAACATCGTTACAAGCGCGAGAAGAACTACGAATCGCAGCAGGAAGCTGAAATTCACTTCTCGGAAAGATATACTCTTGGGCCTCTTCAATTACTTGAATTAACTCAAGACTAAAATACTCTCCAAATTTAGCGATAAAACAATTCGCTAAATCAGCGTTTGTCACAGCAGAGGTTACAGATTTTCCGAGGTATTTACGGACCCTAACGGGAGTGACATCTACACCTAAGTAGTAATCACCACCGCAAGACTCTCGAAAGGGACCTCGGAGATAAGACTTCTCGTTATTGACAACTAAGCCAATCGCTTGAAGTCCATTCACTACCACCTCAGCAAAAGTAGAGGGGATAATTATATCATCTCCGTAAACAAACGTTTCAAAACGATGACTTGGATCCCGTGGTTTCAAGACGGGAAAGAGTTGATCGCCATGACGTTTGTTCGAGGTAAACCCTTCGGCACTCAGGCGAGACAGGAGGTCTCGATCAGGGTGCTTCCAAGCTTCCTCTATCGATGCCTGTGCGCAGGCCCAAAAGACCAGCGCTTCAACTGGAAAGCAACAAGAACTACCCATAGGGGCAAACTTGTTAAGCGTAACTACCTCTCCGTCAGGGAGCAAAGTTTCTGCCGACCTACAGGCCAGCAAGCACTCAACCCAGTCTCGAGGAAAAACATTCGAGACAAGGTCAAGAGTCACTCGATCTGACGCCTCGGAAAGATCAATAGTTGCCCATTTGCCGTTAAGGCTGCCCTCACGGGCAAGGTTTCTATTGATGGTTTGGTCTGTGAAATTCACAAACCCCGCGGTAAGAGGTTGAGTCTCTAGGCACTCATAAAGCTTCATCATGAGGCCCTGCTGAATAAACATTAATTCGCTGGGCTCACATGAGATGATACGAGGACCACGAGAATCCTTAGGCACGAGACAAACACGTGCCCGAGGAGTTGACTTCGTTTCACTTTTCTCCAGTTGGCCCATCTCATCACTGAGATGGGTGGCTGAGTAGAAGAAGTGATCCGAATAGGGATAAACGTCGTCAAGCTGGGAATAATAATCCATCTTGCGCCATTTATCGCTATTACGAGTCTTGCAAGCGGTTGCTCCGCTCCCGTGGCATGGACGTATATCTCTAGGATCTGTGTTACACAGAATCCTAGTAATATAATATCGCATGCGATCAAGGAGAGTACGACCAAGTCTTTCAGTCGCAATCTCTCTACAGGATGGTAAGGCTTTATCGGTGCTTTTAAAGGCTTCGATAAACGTCTTTTCCACTGCTTCGTCATAGTCAACCTCCAGTTTATAGAAAACGAGCGTCAATTGACGCACGCAATCTACGGCTAAAGGTTCACCCTCTCTAGCTCTACGGACTGCCTTCCCGAGAAATACGGGACTGCCATCCAGAAGCATATCAAAGCCTTCCGGAGCTTGCCATTTATTTGTTGAATGGTAAGAGTCTAATGCTTTACCAATTCTTGGTAAAGTTTGAGTCAGAAAGGTAATCCCCTCATGTTCCGCTCGCGCATAGAAAGTCAGAATATCGACTTCCTCCACGTAGGCGGTATAGCGACGGTTCCTCGCTAGGTTCTCCCATAACAGGAGAAGGCTTTTCAGATCACCTATGATATTCATAGACGCATCTCCAAGAAGCATTCTAGCAGAATGTCCGTCGTACTTCGGTACTCACAAGCTCATACCCCATAAAAGGTTGGGTAAGTGATGCTATAAATAGGAACTCAGCAAAAAAGAACGAGGCAAACTTTAGACCTCGTTGTTGAGAACCTTGATCAAATTCGCCAACGCACCGCCCTCGACAACAAAATCAACAAGAGTGTTGGTAATGTTACCGATGACAGCGTTTGTGAATTGGGACACATTTGGGTGCACAACCACCAGATAAACTGATGCCGTGGCCGGGATGCCCGTGATACTATTAGGGAGTGTTTGATCCCTCCGTATCAAATGGCGCCGGTTCCCCGCCTTGTCCGTGTCATGCGAGATAGTAAGAAGATCCTCAATCGGCGGCGTTAAACCCGCTTGACTGAAAATCGACTTTCCGATGTCGGCCGCTTGCAGTGCAAAAGTGACTGTATTCGTGTCGACATCGGTGGCACTATCAATTGACAATGCGAGTGAAGTTCCAATGGACATGTGAATGCTCCTCCCCATGTAGGGGTTGCGCCCAGCATTAATAGCCAGGTCGTGGAAAAATGGAATCACTTCCATTCACACATACTGAGAGGCCATTTTGGCAGCACTCTTTCGCCAACAATAACGGCGAAGTTATGCTACTTAGAGGTTCTTCAGCACGGTTGCCAGGGAAATCAAATTGATAACCTGGTCAACAGAGGGTCCCTTCCAATTAAGCGACGCTAAAGTCGCATAGTCGGGACGGATTGGTAGGCGATGGAAGAAAGTTTCTTCCGTTACCCACTCTGGACTCTTACTCACGGCCGTGTGATTCGGATCATCATTCCACGTTTCGCTCGTAAGTTTAAACGTACTCTTAAGCTGAAGATAAGAATCAGTTAAGAGAACCGGTAATTCCAACGCATCGACGCGAAAAGTCTCCAACCATTTGCCTACGGTAAAGAAATTATCGACGACAAATGAGAAAGGGATCGCGTCCCATATGATGCGAGGATTTAACTCAACACCGAGGGAGTCTGCGACTCCACGAAAGATTGTATCGTATTTCCCCAAAGTAGTTATACTCTGAGGAACGTACTCACAATAGCCTTTCACGGTATGAGTAACTTCGCCATTCCATTTGGTGTGGACAACCCCACCAACCAGATCAGCGATAGTCCCGGATGCCGAATATACCTTCTTTAACAAAGTCACGTCATTCTTTATAAGAACTCCGCGAAGATCATTAAAGAATTTCAGTCGATTCCGTAGAGCAGCCATCCCAGCTACCATTCCGGTGACATCCCCAATAGTGGGGAGCCAACCATATTTGTAGTTGAGACGAGCACCCGCCAGATTCTTAGCTGAACCTTTGAATACACGACTCAATGCACTTCCGCCTTTTGAGCGGAGCTTTCCATCCCAAATCCTAAACAGATCTTTGAGCTGCTTTATTTCAATTAAGAAATTAGGCAAACTCATCTGCGTAAGATTAGGGGTAGATCGCTGAAAAGTGTCATTGATCCAGCCCAAACCTGCTAATCCTAGACGCAACTCAGGGCGTATCCACCCCTGAGATGATATTGCGGTTTCGAATAGAGGTCGGGCAGTCGCATGACCTAATTCTCCATACCAAGCCCATTCGTGATCTTCATAGACCACTACAGGGTTAGGATTGGGGGAGTAGATATTCTGTACCATCCTAGGATCGGTTGCAGAATGAAGATAATTCTTGGAATGCATACACCAATTGGCCTTACGGCCAACTCCCTTACGGGAATTAGTGTACGCAATTCTCTCGTCAGCATGCTCCACAATCATGTCTTCCGCGTGACCATAGGTCCCGATAAGTACATGTCCCGGGTGAGAGTAATAATTACTCTGAACCAAGGGTAGAGTAATGTTGCGTAGAATACGAGACTTGAGCACAGGTGCTCCAAGTTTTTGTATCATGGATTATCCTCCTTTCAAAGTGAATTCGAACGTTTGAG